ATTGCTGATACCGAGGGCGACGCCGAGAGCTGGTACGCAGTTTCAGCCCGCACCCTGGAGGACTTAGCCGACGCCCTCACCGCCCCAACCCTGCTGGAACGCGCCATGGCCGGGGATGCCGCCGCCGCCCGGCAGTTCCTGCGCGAGGCGGGCTTCACCGACCAGCACGGTCAATGGCTGCCGCAGTTTCAACCACAGGAGACCAATGACTGAATCAACCAACCCCCGTTCCGTTTTCTTTGAAAAAGACGGCGACAAGATCGTCATCTGGACGAACCACAAAAGGTGGACCGTCACCGACATGGTGGCTGGCGGCACGAAGCGCTACACCAGGCAGCTAGCCCAGGCTCTGTCAGCAGCGTTGATGGCTGAAGGTTACAAGGCCACTGTCTATGACTGATCTCTCCCCTGCTGCTGAGGCCGTGATCGACGCCTATCACGCATCGCTCTGCCGATTCATGCCCCACTCGGACAGGGGCAGCGGGGAGGTGGAGAAGTGATAGGCAAGCATAGTCACTACCGGACCTGCTTCTATTGCGAAACCATCTATTCCATCAGCAGGCCTGCGCCGGGGGACCATTTCCCAGTCCCCCGACGGCATGGCGGACTCGAATGTGTTGACTGCTGTCCTGGCTGTCACAGCTTGAAGGACAGAATCTCGCTAGAGAATTGGAACCCTGCCATGTTTGGCAAGGTCGTTGCAGATTTCCCCAAGCTCAGCAGGGAGACTCGCCTATTTCTCGCAAAGTGCATCGGCGCTTTTCTGGATGCCGCAAATGACAGAGAGCAGTGATGAAACTTCTAATCGACACCGAGCTCTATCTCTTCACTGCCGCCGCCGCGTGTGAGTTTGAGGTGGAGTGGGCTCCAGATGACTGGACTTACCTCTGCCGCCATGGCGACGTGAAGGCCAGCCTGCAGGACAGCATCAATGGCCTGCAGGAACTGTTCCCCGATGGTCAGCCCGTGCTGTGTTTCGGGGATCGGGCCAGCTTCCGCTATGGCGTCTGGCCGGCCTACAAGGCCAACCGCAAGAAGCTGCGCAAGCCGGCTGGCTATACCCAGCTAATGGAGTGGGTCACGCTGGTGGCCCCCACCCGCGGCTGGCAGGTGGCCACCTTCCCCGACGTGGAAGGTGATGACGTGCTGGGGATCCTCTGTGAACCCGGCGACGTGATCTGCAGCTGGGACAAGGACTTGCTCAGCATCCCCGCCATCCACTGCAGGCGTGATGAGGTGATCGAGGTGAGCCGGGAAGAAGCCGATCGGGCGTTCTTCACTCAGGTGCTCACCGGCGACGCCACCGACAACTACCCCGGCTGCCCCACCTACGGGCCCAAGACTGCAGAGAAGGCGCTGGCGGGGTGGCACACCGAGGCCGACTTCTGGCGGGAAGTGGTCAACGCCTACGTGTTAAAGGGCGGCACCGGCACCCGCGAGGCCGCCGAGGCCCAGGCCCTGCAGCAGGCCCGCTGTGCGCGCATCCTTCGCGCTGGTGAATACGACCTGGAGAACAACACTCCCCTGCTCTGGAACCCTCCGGTAGCCTGAGATCATCTGCACCTATGCAGTGCTGCCGCCGATCGTTACCGAAGAACTGCTGACGAAACTGCGTGGCGTCTTTCCTGTTGGCGTCACGCGGCAGATGACGCATCGGGAACTTGATCACCTGATCGGTCAGCAGGAAGTGATCGACTATCTCCAGCGATTGCTCGACAACGATCAAGACGACCCGCTCAACCTGGAGGCACTCTGATGTGTTCAGGTGGCGGCAGCCCGGCAGTGATCACCATGCCGGATACCGGGGCCTACGACCGGATGGCGCAGATGCAATTCGATGCCATCCGCGCCAGCCAGGACGGTGCTGCCCGGTTGAAGCAGGCCGAGCTCAACCAGGCCGTTGCTGATCAACAGGCGGTGCTGAGCCAGCTGCGCGACGTGATGACCCAGCGCGCCAACGACACCGCTGCCAATGCGCAGCGGATGGCGGCATTGATCGGCACACCACCGCCGGAGAAGCCCGCCAAGGCACCGGTGATGGGCAGCGATCGGGCTGGGCAGGCGCGGGCCAGCGGTAAGCGCGGGCTGCGGATTGATCGCCAGACCGCCAGCACGGCCGGCCCTGGCAGCGGTCTCAACATCACAGGAGCTTGATCATGTGCTTCGGTTCTGCGCCTCAGGCGCCGCAGATCGTCTACCAGGGCCCCAGCGCTGAGGACATCGAGCGCAACCGGATGGCGCTGGAGCAATACCGGCAGCAATCCACAGCGCAACAGGAGGCATTCGCCCAGCAGCTGCAGCAGCAGATCGACCGGGCCAATGCGCAGATGGAGGAACAGCGCAACCGGCTGGCCCAGGAGGAACAGGCGGCGATGGCTGACATGGCGGCCCGGCAAACCGCCACCTATGCGGTGACGGCAACCCAGAGCGAACCGGTGGCAGCGCAGACCACCACCACGGTGAAGCCGAAGGAGAAGCGTCGCAGCGGCTTGAAGATCACCCCCGGCGCCACGGCTGCGAGCAGCGGTTCCGGGCTCAACATCGGAGTCTGAGCCATGTGCAGCGGAGGGAGCCCACCACCTGTTCCCCTGGCGAATCGTCCGGATGACCAGCTGCAGCGCATCGTTGAGCTGGCCAACTACAGCGGGCCAGGCCTGGACGCGTTTGATCCCAAGACACGCAATCCATGGCTGATCCTGCAGGTGCACCAGGCCAAGGGGCAACTGGCTGAAGCACAGCAACTCCTGGGCCAGCGCGCTGAGTTCAGGCGCATCGGCCAAGAACGCACCGCCCTGGCCAATCAGCAGCAGGCCGACATGCTCCGACTGCAGCAGGCCCAGGCCCAGGCCGCGATCGACCAGCAGCAACAGGTTGCACAGCTGCAGGCCGATGAAGCGCAGCAGCGGCAGGTGCTGGCCCAGAGCCAGCTGGCCACCAATGCCGCCACCGCATCCATGCGTGTGCTGCAAGGCCAGGGCAACACCAGCCAGGCGCCAACCGCTGCGGTGAGCCGCGGTCAGCGGGCCGTGCCCACCCGCCGGGGCGGTGCAGCCAGTTCGCTGCGGATCAGCGGCACCGCTGCTGCACCAGGCGTCGGCCTGAATATCGGAGGTTGATGTGAGCTGCGAACGCGACTACCAGGCGCTCGAAAGCGACCGGAACACCTACCTCGATCGCGCGCGCAATGCAGCGCGGTTCACGGTGCCTTACCTGATCCCGCAGGGCGACAGCTACGGGGATGGGCAGAACGATCAACACCCGCTGCCGTGGAACGGGATGGGCGCCCGTGGTGTCCACAACATCGCCAGCCGGTTGGTGCTGGCGTTGCTGCCACCCACGGAAACGTTCTTCCGCTTCACGATCGACGAGATCGAACTGGCGCAGAGCGAACAGGATCTGATCGCCGAGGGCGCCGACCCGGAGAAGTTGGCTCAGCGCAAGAGCCAGATGGAGCTGGGCCTGGCAAAGCTCGAGCGGGCCGTGCTGCGCAGCATCGAAACCAGCAACGACCGGGTGGCTGTCCACGAAATGCTGATGCACCTGATCGTGGCCGGTAACGCCCTGATGTACGTGGGCGAGAAGGGGCTGCGCTGCTTCCACCTCAACCGCTACGTGCTGCGGCGTGATCCGATCGGCAACCCGCTGCAGGCGATCACCTGCGAAGAACTGAGCTACGACCGGCTGCCCGAGAAGGTGAAGCAGCTGCTCGAGCAGGAGGACGGCAATACCCGAGGCATCGAAGGCGATGACGACGACGGCCCGGCCCGGCATCACGAACGCACGGTGAAGCTCTACACCGAGATCGCGTGGGAGGGCAATCAGGTCAAGTGGTATCAGGAGGTGAAGGGCAAGAAGATCCCTGGCAGCGAAGGCACGGCACCGCTGAAGGAATCGCCGTGGCTGCCGGTGCGGATGTACCGGCTGGATGGCCACAGCTACAGCCCCGGCTACATCGAAGCGGCGTGCCTGGCAGACCTGCAAACCGCTGAGGCCCTGAGCCAGGCCATCGCCGAGGGCTCACTGGTGAGCGCCCAGGTGAAACATCTGGTGCGGCCCAATGCCGTCACCAATGCCAAGCAGCTGGCCGAAGCCCCGAACGGCGCCTACCTGCCCGGCAACCCCGAGGATGTCACCACCATTCAGGTGAACAAGGCGGCCGATCTGCGGGTGGCGCTGGAGGGCATCACCCGGATTGAAGCGCGGCTGGCCCAGGCGTTCATGTTGGCCGATGTGCGCGACAGCGAGCGCACCACCGCCGAGGAAGTGCGGCTCCATGCGCTGCAAATCGAGATGAGCCTGGGCTCGATCTACTCGATCCTCACCACCGAGTTCCAACAGCCCTATGTGAGCCGCAAGCTGGCGCTGCTGCTGCGGGCCGGGAAGCTGCCGAAGCTGCCCGACATGGTGCAGCCGGTGGTGAGCGTGGGCCTGGCGGCAGTGGGCCGTGGCAACGACCTGGAGAAGACAGCCCGGTTCATGCAGCTGCTCAACTCCACCCTGGGGCCGGAGGGTGTGACCACCTACGTGATGCCGAGCGAGCTGATCCGCCGGCTGGCGGCCTCGATGGGCATGGACATCATCGGACTGGTGAAGACCGACGAGCAGCTGGCGGCTGAGCAGCAGCAACAGCAGCAAATGGCGATGGCCCAGCAGGCGATGGCGGCCGGCATGGCCGACCCGCAGAAGCTCGCCAATGCGGCAGCAACCGCGCAGGAGATGGCGGCGCCGCCGCCGGCTGATGGCGCACCACCGGAGGCGATGGCCGCGTGACGGAACAGCGCGATCAGGAACGGGCCCAGCTGCTGCACCGGCTGGCGCGGGATCACCCCGACGACCACCCGTTCACATTGGCGCTGCTGCTGCAGGTGCGGCACGGCATCGAGATCACCGGCCAGAAGGCCCTGCAACTGATGAAGGCTTACCCCGCAACACCACACCATGACCGAGATCGTTGAACTGACTCCACCCGAACGGGCCGCCGCGATGGTGGGCCCGGGCCAAGAGGGTGCCCTGGGCGAGTTTCTGCAGGAGCTCGAACAGCGCGATGCCGCCGAGGCCCAGCCCGCCGAGGAAACGCCGGAAGTTGAGGAACAGCCCGAGCTGCTGGCCGGAAAGTTCAAGAGCGCGGCAGACCTTGAGAAGGCCTACAAGGAGCTGGAACGCAAGCTGGGCCAGCGGGCAACTGCCGAGCAATCCTCGGCACCTGACCCAACCCCTGAACCGCTGAGCCGCGAGCAGGCGGTGAGCTTCTACGGCGAGTCGATCGTGGCTGCCGCCGATGAGGCCGGCATCGACCTGGGCGCCTGGGATCAAACGGTGCGGGCCGGCGGTGACACCAAGGAGCTGCGCGAAAAGCTGGCCGCCCAGACCGGCATCCCCGCCCAGCTGATCGAGCAGTACGAAGCAGCCTTCCGGCCCCAACCTGCACAGCAGCAGGCCGCCACCGAATCCGAGGGCCTGAGCGATGCCGATGTGGCCGAGCTCAAAACGCTGGTGGGTGGTGAGCAGGAGTTTGATCGCCTCAGCCAGTGGGCCAAGGCCAACCTCAGCCAAGACGAACTGGCCGACTACAACGCCGCCGTGGACAGCGGCAACAAGGCTGCGGTGCGGCTGGCGCTGCGGGCGATGCAGGCCCGGGCCAGCGTGAAACCACAGGGCGAACCGGAGCTGATCGGTGGCGGCACCCCGCCGCGGGCTGACGTGTTCAAGACCCAGGAGGAAGCGCTCACGGCGATGCGCAAGACCGATGAGCGCGGCCGCAATCTCTATCGAGAAGACCCTGATTACCGGAAGTGGTACGAGAAAACGCTGGCGCGTTCGACGTTCCCTGCATAATTAGGGCATGAGTTGATCTGCACAGATGCAGATGACTGGGCCTCCTTAGGGAGACACCCCAGATCGGAGGCAGTCATGGGGCAGAGGCTCACAGTCCTTCGGAACAGTGACTCTCACCAATCTTGACCGTCTTGGTCAAATCAGGCAGAGCGGCGATGTTGATGCCCTCTTCCTGAAACTCGGCATGACCGAGGTGCTGGATGCCTTTGATCGCACGTGTGTGTTCAAGGATCGCGTTCAGCAGCGCAACATCCGTGGCGGCAAATCGGCCGCGTTCCGTATCACCGGGCGCAGCACGGCTCGCTACCACACCCCTGGCACCCAGATTCTGGGCCAGGGCCACTACGGTGCCGGCGATGGCAACGAGCGGATCATCAACCTCGATGGTCTGATGATCGCCGACGAGGTGATCTACGACCTCGATGAGCTCAAGGATTACGTGTCCTTGCGGCAGAACATCACCCACCAGCTGGGCCAAGCCCTGGCGCGTGAGTGGGATTCCCGCGTGGCGCGCGTGCTCTATGCCGCGGCCAAGGACAACACCGAACCTCTGGCTTCTGCCGGTGCTTCGGTGACGGGCTCGATCGCCACCACCACCCTGACGGTTACGGCCGTCAGCAGCGGTCGCCTGATCCCTGGCATGCGGATCAGTGGCTCCGGCGTTTCGGCCGGCACCACGATTCTTGAGCAGCTCACCCAAACCAACAACGACAACCTGGGCCTGCGCGGCACCTACCGGGTGTCGATCAGCCAGACCGCTGCCAGCACCACGATCACCGCCACCGGTGGCCCCAATTCGGGTCGCGTGGGCCAGGCGGAAACCCTGAGCGGCGGCTATGCCTCTGCCACCCGCAGCGCCAAGGGTGACGAACTGATCGCTCTGATTTCGCGCCTCAAGGTGCGGATGAAGGAGAAGGACGTTCCCACCGACAACTTGGTGGCTGTGTTCCCGCCCGATGAATACGACTGCCTGCTCGATTCCACCCGAGCGCTCAACGCAGACTTCAACGGCGGCGGTGGTAGCAACGGCACCTTCGCGGATGGCCGGATCCTGCGGGTGAAAGGCATCCCGATCATCGAGAGCAACCACGTCACCCAGCCCCCTTACTTCAACGTGAGCGGTCTGGATCTGAACGCTGACTATCAGCAGGATCTCTCGAAGTGCCGCGGCATCATCTTCCACCGCGATGCGATGGGCGTGTTGACGCTGCGCAACATCGGGCTGCAGGTGACTGCACCCGGCGGCGACTTCAACATCATGTACCAGTCCTCGCTGATGGTGGCGCGGATGGCACTTGGCATGGGCAAGCTCCGTTCTGAGTGCGCCGCTGTGATCGAACTGCCGTAAGCTCTCCTCGCGGGCTCTCCTCGGGGCACGTGAGTGGGATCGTCAGCCTCCACCTTGCCGGGTGGGGGCTTTTTTATGGCGCCGGTAGCATGTGGCCTGCACCCCTGCAGGGCTGGCTGTGCCCATCACGAACCAGGCCGTCACGCCAGGCCGCACAACCCTGCTTGAGGCGGTCAACACCCTGCTGATGGTGATTGGCGAGCAGCCGGTCAACAGCATCGACACCCAGCAGATCGTTGAGGCCTCGATGGCTGAACGCACCCTGCTGGAGTTTCACCGCGAGGGGCAGTCCCGCGGTTGGCATTGGAACCGAGAAGAGGCCTACGAGTTTGCGCGCGACGCCAACAACGAAGTGCCGGTGCCGGCCAACCTGCTGCGCTGGGTGCCGGACCACTACCAGTTTGATGGTCGCTACCAGCTGCGTGGGCAGCGGGTGTACGACCGCCAGGAGCACACGTTCAAGATCGACGTGGCCAGCATCAAGGCCGATGTGGTGTGGCTGCTGAGCTGGGATGAATGCCCGGAGGTGTTCAACCGCTGGGTCACGATCCGCAGCGCGCGAGTGTTCGCCGGCCGGGTGCTGGGCGACAACAGCAGCTTCCAGCTCACCGCGATGGATGAGCAGGCCGCCCGGGTGGAGCTTGAGCGGGCCGAGATGGAACACGAACAACCCAACAGCCTCACCGGCGGGCCGGGGCTGAGGCCGTTCCCCACCTACTCGCCAGGGCTGGGCGTGCTGGGCCGCAACCGGGGGTATCTGCGTGGCTGAGCTGGTCAGCTACACGATCCCCAACCTGTTTCAGGGGATCAGCCAACAGCCGGATGCGCAGCGCGACCCCACCCAAGGCGAGCTGCAGGTGAACGGGATGAGCTCAACCGCTGACGGGTTGCGCAAGCGCGAAGGCAGCGCCGTGATCGCGCGGGTGAGCACCACGGCGTTTGGCGATGTGTTCTTCCACCCGATCCTGCGCGACGCCGACGAGCAGTACCTGGCGGTGATCAGCAAGACGGCGATCCGGGTGTTTGGCCTGAATGGCGTCGAGAAAACGGTCACGGTGGCCAGCGGCGCCCTGAACTACCTGGCGTCGGTGGTGAGCGCCAAGAGCGACATCCGGGCCGCGAGCATTGCGGACTACACCTTCATCAGCAACACCAAGGCGCTGCCGGCGATGGATGCGGCACTGGCGCCGGCCGTGGCCAGGCCCGCCGCCCATGAGGCGTTGGTGTGGGTGAAGGCGGCCAACT